GATCTCCGCCTCTGCCCGCGAGGTCGTGGCGCGCAGGGTCGCCGAGGCGCACGCCGGCGAGTAGCGCGCATTCCTGGGGAGCACGCGCGTGATTATGCGGGGAGCACGCGCGTGATTATGCCGGACGCGCCACGGCGGGCCGCTACGGCCATACTTGGGGACGCACGCGCGTGATTATGCCTACGAGCCGAGGCGCCAACGTGAGACGGGGCGGATGGCGGGCCGCGCCGACGGCGGAGGGGCAGCCTCCGGGGCGCGCATGTTGGCGCCCGAGGCCGCCAGGGAGCGTCTTTGGCCGGGCGCGATCGCGTCGCGCTTTGGCCTCCCGGAGCGTGCCTCTGAGGCCACGAGACGGCGCCGGAGGCGCAGCTAATGCGGCTTCGGACAACCACACCGGGCAGCGGAGGGCGTGGCCTTAGAACGTCCTCAGCGGCCCCAGACGACCAAGACAGCAGAAGGCCCCCGGGCGATTGAGCCTAGGGGCCTTCTTTGCGTTTCGCGTGGTTTCCTAAAGCCAGTGGCGCCAGATCCAAAGCCAGACGTCAACGCCGACGTTTGCGAGGAAGAACAGGACGGCCACGGCGGCCAGCACGACGCCGGCCAGACCGAGGACGAGGAGCAAGGCGGCCATTCGATCACCTCCGGATTGATAGGGCGCGGCACTCCATGCGCCGCGCCCACGATGCTACCAGTTCACGGGCCGCCAGCCGGCGGCGAGTCGGTCTAGCAGCTCGTCCGCCTCCTCCTGCGGCGTCCTCCCCGTCTCGCCGGGGTAGACCGCAAGGCGCACGGCGCGGCCGTCCACCTCCGCGCACACCTCCCAGCACCCGCGACGGCAGCCGGGCCAGCCGCCGGGGTGGAGGCTCGCGCCGTCGTCGCTCGCGAACTCCAGCGGGTCGACCTCGCCGCAGAGGTTGCGGGCGTTTGTCCAAATCCTCGCCATTGCTGCCACCTCCCTACGCCACGGCCAGCAGCGCGGCGGCGTACTCGTCGCCCTCGCCCGCCAGCAGGTCCACGCCCTCAAATGCCGTGTTCACGGCTCCTACGATCGCAACCACGCGGCCGTTTACGACGTGGACGCGGCAGGGCGGAACGTCGCCCGCCTCGGCGGTCTGTGCGGCGTGGCGGTCCCTCAGCCAGCGGTCGCGGATGGGCTGGAAGGCGTGCGCCCACTCCGTGGGCTTGCCGTCCTCTCCAAGCTCCGTAGCGACGCTGCGGATCTCGCACCAGATGCCCGCCGGCGTCACGTAGGTGTCATGCGGCCTATAGCAGGGGCCGCCCTGGTAGCCCCAGCGGGTAATCAAGGCGCTTTGCGGCTCGGTGAGTTCGGGCACGCCCTCCGGCGTGGTCTCGCCCGTAACGACGGGCAACGCCCGGTGTCGACGGTAGTAGCGGCCTCGCGCGTCAAAGCTGAACGTTCTAGGCATGGTGTTACCTCCAGATGAGACGGGAGAGGGTGCGGGCGAACGAGAGCGCGCCCCAGATGATCAAAAAGTCAGTGACGAGGTCACAGAAGGCGGCGTGATTCATCTATGCAACCTCCCTGCACTTATCCAAGTACTCGCGCGGGCTTCCCCCGCGGATCTCGCCGAAGTCGATAGCGGCGGTAGCAGACTTGAACGCGTTAAACGCCGCATTCATCGCGTCGTGCGCCTCGCGCAGTGCGGCCGCGTTGCTCTTGAGGGCGTCGACCTGCGCTGAGATCTCCACGGGCCGCGCGCCGGGATGTGCCGCGCGCCACTCCAGGGCGTCGGCGTACTTCTCCGGGTTAAATACCTCGACGACGTTAAAGCCGTTGTCTCGGCTCTGAATGTGGTTACCGCAGAGATCGAGGCGACCGCCCCAGCTGTACGACTGTATCCAGATGGCGCGCGCCTCCTCGGGCATGCACGCGTTGATGCGGGAAAGTGTGCGCTTGTAGCGCAGATTCTCGCCGCGCAGCGTCTCGGCGTTGTCGAGGAGCAGGCGCGCCAAGAGCGCGTAGCATGTCTTCTCTGCGGCCGTCTTCGCGGATCGCGCGAAAATCCCGGTACGCCGCTCCTCGGCGTAGGCGGCATTTTCGGCGGCTACGGCGGACTTCCACGCCGCGCGGGTCTCGGGCGAGTTGTCGGCGACTAGCGCCGAGTGTGCCGCCATGCGCTCCTCTGAGGCCTCGCGGCGGGCGCGGATCGCGTCGCAGTTGGCGCGGGAGGTCTCGACGACGTAGGTAGTTTGCTCGTCCAGGAGCGCGCGCAGCGCGTCGAACTCGGCGGATGTTGTAAGCTTTTTCATGATCTTCTTCTCCTTTGTTGTGTGAGGGGATCGCCTGGCGCGCCGGTGCGGCTACACTGGCGCGCCGTCTCTTTTCTAGTCCACGATCTGGATGACCTTGCGGCCGTCCTCGTCGACGAGCGAGACCCACTCGCCGTACCACTTGAGGGAGACGGCAGCGCCGGTGAACTCGCGCAGCTCCGACTCGATGCGCCTGCCGCGCGCGGCGATCTGCTCGCCCCTGCGGGCGTGGCGCGCCGTGGGGAGACCGTCGCGGAAGTTGCGCGCGTCGTTGTCCTCCTCGACGCCCCAGCGCCAATCAGCCTTAGCGAACATGCGGAGCCGCCTATAGAGCGCCTGCGCCTCGTCGTAGCGGCCTTCCGTGACCTCGTGGCCGCCGATCGCGGCGAGGTCCCAGGCGTTGCGAATGATGCTCAAACGCCACTCGTCGCGCTTGTTGAGGCGGTAGCCCTCCGGGTAGGCCGGGCGCTCGACTGTGATAGAATCGCTCATGGTTCTTTTCCCTTCTGAACTGGGGTTTTGGACTGGACGCGGGGCGGAGGCACCCGCCCCGCGTCGCTAGTGCCGATAATGCGCGTAACGATTGTGACGCGCAACGTTTGTGGCGCACTCTCCACAATTCCTACATACCGAACGTTACGGATTCAACGGCTTACATACGCGCGCGTACAATGGGGATTCAACCTACCATTGGAGGACTTTATGCAGGTCAACACGTGCATACGTGAGTTGGTAGCCATCGCCGGCGCTAGCATGCGCGGCGTCTCGCAGGAGCTCGGGCGTTCCTCGGAGTACGTGCGCACAGTCTCCGCGCCCACGCGTTCCCCGGCGCTGGCCACTGTGGCGGACGTGGCGGACGTGCTGGGCTACCGCCTGGCCGTCCTGGACGGCGCGGGGCGTGTCGTGGGCACGATCGAGGCCCCGCGCTCTGTGGCCGCGGGGGAGGGCGGGAGCCAGGAGGGCTAGCCGGCCCCGTCGCTTGTCTGCTGCCGTCTGGCTGCGGGGGCGCCAGGCGCGCCGCTGCTCTGCTCTGCGGCCGTCCGTGGCCCTCGTCGCTTGTCTGGAGCGGTGCCGCTCCGTCTCGTCCCTGCCGTGCCGTCTGCGCGGCGGGGGCGTCTTGCTGCCGTGGCGCGGCCGTGTGCGGCCGTGCACGGGGAGGATCTAGGGGGCGGCGCGGACCCCTCGCCGCGTGCGTGCGGCGCGGCCGTGGCGTGCGCCCTCGCCGCTGGCGTCTGGCCGCCGCCTGGCACGACGGGCGGCGTGCGTCGCTAGGCACGCTAGGGCCTCGCCTCGTCGCCAGGGACGGGCGACACGTTAGCCCACGCGCGGCCGTCCCTAGCGACGGCCTGGGCAGCGTCGCTAGCGACTTTTTCCTAGCGGTGGAAGCAGTTCACATAGTTATGCGTAGACTACACCCCCCAGGGGTATGCTGAGCTGCGCGAATGAGGGGGACCGTCGCGGGGAGTCGATTTTTTACGAAAATCGGATTTGAGTTTTTGGATTTTGGCCGTCTTCGGGCTTGCGAAAAAACGAAAAAACGGGCATTTTACCTGCACTTTAGCGGCAGAAGGCAGGGGGCTCGCGCGTGGCAAGGGAGTTCGCCAAGGGGTTCTACCACTCGGTTGCGTGGAAGCACGCCCGCGCGGCCTACATGGCGCTCCCCGTGACGGCGCAGGACGGCAGGATATGCCCTCCCGGCATGTGCGAGAGGTGCTTCTCGCGCGGGCAGCTCAAGCCAGCGGAGATAGTCCACCACAGGGTGCACCTCACGCCCGCCAACGTCCGTGACCGCGCCATCGCGCTGGACTTCTCAAACCTCATGCGCGTCTGCCGCGACTGCCACGCCGAGCTGCACTCGCCAGAGGGCGCAGCTCCCCGCGTGGCATTCGACGAGTACGGAAGGGTGGTACCGAGGTGACATCACGCAAGAAGGCAAAGGCGACATTGGGCGGGGACGCCCGCGTGGAGGAGCTGGCCGCGCTCGTGGACACGCTCACGGGGCTCAACCTGGAGCTTGCCCGCGACATGCTGCGCGAGTACGTGTTCATGATCGACACCATGGCCGACCTCAAGGCGCACGTGGAGCGCGAGGGTGTGGTCGTTGTGACCGAGCGCGGCGGCGAGAACAACCGCCATGACGTCAAGGAGGAGTCGCGCTACTTCGTGGCCTACCAGCGGCTCGTGCCAAAGGCCATCGCCACGGCGCAGGCCATCAAGAAGTTCTGCAAGGACAACGAGAAGGAGTCTGTGGCGTTCGATGAGTTTGCAGACTTCTAGCAGGCCTCCCGAGCGGGATGGCTACGAGTGCCTGCGCTACATGCAGGGCGTGTTGTCCGGCGACGTCGTCGCGTGCGAGAAGATACGCAAGCTCTGCGAGATCATGCTGCCGCGCGTCGAGTCGGGAAAATACAAGTGTTGGCACTACGACCCCGTGCTCGCGTGCAGGCCGGGCCGATTCATCGAGGCGTTCTGCTGCAACCCGCAGGGCAAGCCGGGCCAGCGAATCACGCTGGAGCCGTTCCAGTTCTTCTGGCAGGAGCTCGCGTTCGGCTTCGTCGACGACAACGGCCTGCGCCAGCTCAACGAGGTCTTCAACGTCCGCGCGCGCAAGAACGGCAAGACGACCGAGCAGGCGGGCATCGGCCTTTACATGATCACGAAGGACGGGGAGGGCGCGCCGCAGGGCTACAGTGCGGCCACCTCCAAGGACCAGGCCTCGCTCCTCTACGGCGCTATGCTCAACATGGTCAGGCAGTCCCCCGCGCTCGCGAAGCGCCTGCACAAGGGCATCATCCCTGACCGCGCGCAGGACGGGCTGATAAACCGCGCGAACGGCGGATACTTCACGCCCTTGTCCTCGCAGACCAGGAACCTCGACGGCCTGAACGTTCACTTCGCGGCGATCGACGAGGCGGCGGCAATCACCAATCGAGACGTGTACGACCTGCTGAAGCAGGGCACGTCCTCGCGCAACCAGCCTCTTATCGTTGAGATCACCACCAACGGCTTCGAGCGCGACAACTTCTTCGACCAGCAGTACGACTACGCTTCGCGTTGGCTCGACGGCACGGTCGAGGACGACCACTTCCTCCCGGTCATCTACGAGCTGGACGACCGCGCGGAGTGGACCGACGAGTCTTGCTGGGTGAAGGCGAACCCCGGGCTCGGCACCATCAAGAAGCTGGAGACACTGCAGGGCTTCTTCGCCAAGGCCAAGCAGGACCCGTCATTCCTCCCGACGTTCATGACGAAGGACATGGACATTCCGGAGAACAAGGCCAGCGCGTGGCTGCGCTACGACGAGGCCGTCAACCGCGAGACGTTCGACATGGCCGAGATGGGCTTCCGCTACGGCGTGTTCGGCTACGACGCCTCTGACTCCATCGACCTCACCGCCGCCAAGTGCCTGATGATGCGCCCCGATGACGACCGCATATACGAGCTGTCCATGTACTGGCTGCCCGAAGCCGCGCTGGAGGAGCACAGGAGGAGCGGCCTGCGCAAGAGCCGCGACAACGTGCCATACGACATCTGGGAGCGGCAGGGGCTCATACGAATCGTGCCGGGCAACAAGGTGGACCACCGCGTTGTCTTCGAGTGGATGGCCGAGGTGCGCGACGAGCTTGACGTCTACCCGTTCGCGCTGGGCTACGACCCGTGGCACCTCACCGACGACTCGTGGCAGGACATGGCCCGCCAGTTCGTGGGCAGGAAGCGGCTTGAGGAGGTGCGCCAGGGCGCCAAGACCCTCTCCGCGCCCATGAAGCAGATACGCGCTGACTTCGCGGCGGGCCGAATCGTTGACAACGACAACCCCGTCAACCAGTGGTGCCGCATGAACGTCTCGGTGACCTCCGACCGCAACGACAACATCCTGCCGTGCAAGGCCAACGGCGCGAGCGGCCGCATAGACGGCTTCGCGTGCGAGCTTGACGCCTACATCGCGCTCATGCGCCACTGGGACGAGTACCTGGCCAACTGCTAGTCCCATACCACAGACAAGCGACGGCGTATAGCCCCCAGTATTGGGGGGTTTGACAGACGGTCGCATCGGGCTATGTTCTGGGCATGGGACTTCTAGCGAGCATCCTTCGCCGCCCCAACGCGCAAGTCGCGCAGTCCTCCACCAGCTACAAGAGCTTCACCGAGTACGCCCCCTCGTTCGCGCCCTTCACGGGCACGCTCTACGAGCAGGCGCTCACCAGGAGCGCGGTCGAGAAGATCGCGCGCTCCTGCTCAAAGCTCAAGCCGGAGGTCCTTGGGCAGGCGAAGCCCCGCGTCAGGCGGGCCATCGAGAACATGCCCAACGACTACATGACATGGCCCCAGCTCCTCTACCGCGTGGCCACCATCCTGGAGACCGACACCACCGCCTTCGTCGTGCCCGCCTACGACGAGCAGATGAACGTGACGGGGCTGTGGCCCCTCAAGTGCGAGAGCGCCGAGGTCGTGGAGTACGCGGGCGAGGCGTGGATAAGGTTCTGGTTCGAGAGCGGCGACACGGCGGCGATAGAGCTGGCCAACGTCTGCGTGCTCACCAAGTTCCAGTACCAGAGCGACTTCTTCGGCAGCGGCAACGCCGCGCTCTCGCCCACGCTCGACCTCATGGACGCGCAGGCCAAGGCGCAGGAGCTCTCCATAAAGAACGGCGCGACCATTCGCTTCATCGGCAAGGTCGGCTCCATGGTGCGCCCCGAGGACGTGGAGGCCAAGCGCGAGAAGTTCAGCGAGGACAACCTCACCGCCAAGAACAAGAGCGGCCTGCTCCTCTACGACCAGTCGTATGAGAGCATGCAGCAGGTCGACCCGCAGGGCTACGTCATCAGCACCGATGAGATGCAGCGCATCAACGATGTCGTCTACGCCTACTTCGGCGTGAACGAGCACATCCTCACCAACGACTACTCCGAGGAGCAGTGGGGCGCTTTCTACGAGGGCGTCATCGAGCCGTTCGCCGTGCAGCTGGGCGAGGGCCTTTCCCGGATGCTCTACACGAGGCGCGAGCTCACGGCGGGAAACCGCATCCAGTTCTCCGCCAACAGGCTTGAGTACGCGTCCAACGCGTCCAAGCGAAACATGATCCGCGACATGCTCGACCGACAGGTCATGACGGTCAACGAGAGCCGCGAGATCCTGCAGATGCCGCCAGTGGCCGGCGGAGACGTCTTCCTCTACAGGGGCGAGTACGTGGTCGTGGACCCCGCCACCGGGCTGGTCAAGTACAAGTCCGGCGGCGACGAGGGCGCCGCCAAGGCCAACACCCAGCAGGAGTACAAGGACTTCGACCTGGGCGGGGACGACCAGATATACATCGACACCGACGCGCGAGACACGGGCGACACCGAGCCCGAGAACTAGGAGGCACGCATGCCCTACAAGCCGGAACAGCGCGAATACCGCAGCTTTGCGGCAGCCCTCGCGCCGGTTCCCCAGACAAGCGACGAGCGCGGGGCCTACACGGTGGAGGGCTACGCCACCACCTTCGACGACGCGTACGAGCTGTACCGAGACTATGACGGCAACCCCGTCTACGAGCGCATCAGCCGCGACGCGCTCGTTGGCGCGGACATGTCGGACGTGATATTCCTGCTCAACCACGACGGCGCTCCGCTGGCGCGCCTGCGCAACGGGTCGCTCGAGGTCGTCTGCGACGAGCACGGAATCTGCGTGCGCGCGCGGCTTGGCGGCTCGCGGGGGGGCCGCGACCTCTACGAGGCCATCGCCAGCGGCCTCATCGACCGCATGAGCTGGAGCTTCAACATCGCCCCGGACGGCTGGGAGTGGGACGATGCGACCCGCACCCACATCATCACCAAGGTATCTAAGGTTTTCGACGTTTCGGCGGTGTCCATGCCCGCCAACGAGGGGACCGAGATTCACGCGCGCTCCCACATCGACGGAGTGATCGATGCGGGACGGCAGGAGTTGCTGGCGCGCGACAGGGCACGCAGGGAGCGCATGGCCCTTGCGCTTGTCATCTAGCAAAGACCGAGAAAGGAAACACAATGGAGTTTCAGAAGTGGACGCGTGAGCAGTACCGCTCCGCATCCGACCTCGACGCACGCCGCTCCGCCATCCGCGAGGAGCTGACCAACCCCGAGTCCAATGTGTCCACCGCCGACCTCAAGGCCGAGATGGACATGCTCGCCGACGAGGAGCAGCGCCGCTCCATGGCAGATGCCATGGGCGCCGCGCAGCAGCGCTCCTCCGCCGCCGCTGCCGTGGCTGCGGGCGCGGGCACGCCCGTCACGGGAATGCAGGCCATCGGCGCCGCCCAGCAGCGCGGATTCCAGGTCGTGCGCAGCGAGGACCCCTTCGACACCGAGGAGTACAACCGCGCCTTCATGGAGTACACCTGCCGAGGCAAGGAGTACCCCGCAGACCTCGTGCAGCCCGGCATGCGCCCCGCAAACGTGCGCGCCGACGCCTTCACGCAGACCACCGACGTGCCTCACTTCATCCCCACCACGCTCTCCAACCAGATCATCTCCAAGATGAGCGAGTATGGCACCATCTACCCCGAGGTGACCAAGCTCTCCGTCCAGGGCGGACTCGAGATCTCCATCTGGGACTACCTGCCGACCGCAAGCTGGGTCACCGAGGCCAAGCCCTCCGATACCCAGAAGGTCACCGACGCCACCCGCATCTCCTTCCTGTACTACATGCTTGAGTGCAAGGTCGCGCAGTCCTTCCTCGCCCAGGCCACCACGCTCGACATGTTCCAGCGCCAGTACCCCGAGAAGGTCGCCGAGGCCATGGTGCGCGCGCTCGAGCAGGCCATCATGAACGGCTCCGGCACCGGCCAGCCGCTCGGCATCCTCAAGGACAGCCGCGTCACCGCCGACCACAAGGTCACCTTCGCCGAGGCCGACATCGCCAAGTGGGGCGGCTGGGCGACCATCCTCTCCAAGCTCCCCGCGCCCTACCGCCGACTCGGCAAGTTCTACATGAGCCAGGGCACCTGGGACACCTACATCGACGGCATGGTCGACACCACCGGCCAGCCCATCGCCCGCGTGAACTACGGCATGGACGGCGCCCACGACACGGCATACCGCTTCATGGGCAAGCAGGTGAAGATCGTCCCCGAGGACATCCTGCCGAACTACGACGACGCCAAGGGCGGCACTGCCGACACCCCTTGCATCGTCTTCGGCGACATGTCCAAGTACATCGTCAACCAGCAGGCGGGCATGCGCTCCGTCAAGTGGCTGGACGAGGACAAGAACCTCACCAAGATGAAGATGCAGACCATCGTCGACGGCAAGCTCGGCGACGTGAACGGCCTTCTCGTCATCAACGCCCCCAAGAAGAACGTCTAGGCGGCAGACAAGCGACGAGTGGAGGTGACGCCCGTTGGCGCTCATCGATACCGTGAAGGTGGCCCTGCGCGTCACCTCCGACGTCTACGACCCGGAGATAGAGGCCTACGTGGCGGCGGGTAAGCTTGAGCTCGAGGCGCGAGGCGTCCCCGCCGCCATGCTCTCCGATGGCTCAATGGACCCGCTGTGCCAGGCCGCCGTCATCAGCTACTGCAAGTGGCGCTTCGGATACGACAACGACGACGCCGCCACGTTCCGCGAGGCGTTCGAGGACCTGGTCAGGACAATGCTCAACATGCCAACGCGCTACCGCACCGACGATGCGGGAGGCGGGGGCGAATGAGGTTCAACGACCAGATAACGCTCGTCTCCACGCCAGAGAAGGCGCAGGACGCCGCGGGCGCGTGGCACGCGGGCAAGCCCACGAAGGCCATTCTCTACTGCAACCCGCGCACCGTGGGCTCCTACGCGTGGGCCACCGCCGTAGACGCCGGCCTCCGCGCCGACGCCGAGGTCGAGGTGCGCACGCAGGAGTACGAGGCGCTCGGGAGCCCCCAGCTGGCCTTCTACCACGGCGTCGAGTGCGACGTGGAGAAGGTCAGCGTCAAGGGCGACATGACCCGCCTCCAGCTTGGGAGGCACGTCAGAAATGGCAAGTGACATCTCGGTCGACGCCGACCTCTTCGCATCGTCCCTTGAGGGCATATTCGGCGACACCAGGCGGGCGTGCACGGGCGCGCTGGACGAGGCCGTCGTCGAGGGCTCCAGGGAGTCCGCGAAGCTCTGGCGGTCCGGTGCCCGCGAGAAGTTCGCAGGCCGGGGAAGATACGCGAAATCGATTAGGACGAAGGTCAAGAGGGGCGGCGACAGCCCAGAGGCCGTCGTGTACTCGACCATGCCGGGCCTTCCGCACCTCCTTGAGAAGGGTCACGCAACCATCGGTGGCGGGAGGGTCGCGGGCCGCGAGCACGTTGCCCCCGCAGCCGAGAGGGGCTTCGAGGTCGCGTTCAGGGCCGCGAGGGACAGGTTGGACGTGGGCCTATGACGCCTTACGAGCACGTCTTCAGGACGGTGAGCGCGCTGGGAATCCCAGGCACCCTCATGGCCTGGCCGATAGCCGACGGGAGCGGCGGCGGTGGCGCCCCGTCCCCGCCGTTCTTCGTCTACCTGCGCGACGAGGACGGCGCGTTCTCCGCAGACAACTCCGACTACGCGCTGATACCGACCTTCCGCGTGGAGCTCTACGAGTCCGAGCCAGACCTCGACCTTGAGTCACGCCTGGCAGACGCGATAAGGGCCGCCTACGGCCCCTGCCGCATCGACGAGGGCTGGGTCGACTCAGAGCACTGCCGCCTCGTCTCATACACCTTCTCCTTCACACCAAGAAACGAATAGAAAGGAACCAGCCATGGGCAAGGTTCGATTCGGTCTCTCTAACGCCCACTACTCCGTCTACGACGCAAAGCAGAAGAAGTACGGCACCCCGGTTGCCATCGTCGGCTCCGTCTCCCTCTCCCTCACCGCGTCCGGCTCCGACTCCGACTTCTGGGCCGACAACGTCAAGTACGCCTCCTTCTCCACTAACGGCGGCTACGACGGCACCTTCGAGATCGCCGCTGCCGAGGACAAGCAGATGGAGGACCTGCTCGGCTTCGTCAACGACGGCGGCCTCATTCTGGAGACCACCGACGCCAAGACAGTCGAGTTCGCGCTCATGTTCGAGGTGACCGGCAACGAGGTCGACCAGCGGATCGTCCTGTACAACTGCACGCTCTCCCGGCCCGGCATCAACGCCAACACGAAGAGCGACCAGACCAACCCCGACACGCAGTCCTTCTCCTTCAAGGCCATCGGGCGCGACCTCAAGGTCAACGGCGCCACGCACAACGTGGTCAAGGGCAGCATCGAGAACACCGAGCAGAACAAGACGAAGTACGACGGCTTCATGGGCGCGGTGCTCCTCCCGACCGAGGGCGAGTAGGGCAGGCGGCAGCAGGCAAGCGACGGGGCGGGCGCACGGGCCCGCCCCACCCGCGAAATGGCCGCGCGACGGGCACCGCTGGTAGGTCGGTGCCCGTCGCGCGACTTTTTCACACCTACCGAAAGGAACGCAGAATGGCCAAGTTCGATGTGGACGGCACGGGCGCGCGCACGATCGTGGCGAGCCCCTACACCCTCATGCTCTACGAGCAGACCTTCCACTCATCCCTCATCGCGGACTGGTACGACAAGGTCGACCTCAAGCGCGGGGCCGAGGGCACCGAGTGGGTCACGTCCGGCGTGGTCATGTCCGCGCTCTCCCGCGCCAACGGCGGCCGGGAGCTTCCGGCGGAGGTCAAGGCGCTCGTGAGCGCCGCCTTCCCGGCGCAGTTCGACACCGTGCTCGACTACACCGCCAACAAGTGGGAGGCGTCACTGCGCGTCCTGTGGGCGATGCTCAAGACCGGCGAGCAAGTCGACCGCGCCGACGGCATGCCGCAGTCGCGCCCCGTCCCCAACTTCGACGAGTGGGTGGCCAAGCTCGGCCCCGTGAACATGCTCGACGTCAACACCGCTGTGTACGAGGAGACACAGCGCGGCCTGTTTCGAGCCCACGCCGATACAGACAAGTGACGGGCGCGGCGGCAACCATGACGGCGGCCCCGACGAGCGGCTGGCCTTCACGGCGCTCTTCATGGCGGGGCTGCGCGAGCACGTCCCGTTCGACGAGCTGTGCCGCATGCCGCTGCAGTGCCTTCTCATGATGCTCGACTCGCAGCGCCCGAGGTCGGGGACCGCGACCGGCGGGAGCCCTGACGTCAGGGACGCCACGCAGGCGGACATCAGGGCGTTCTTCGGATAGGAAATCGTACGGCTTGGGGGTTTGCTCGTGGCCGAGACCTACAAGGGACTGACCATCAGGTTCGGCGGCGACACCTCCAAGCTCACCGCTGCGCTCAGGGCCGCGAAGCAGGCCGCGAGCGAGACGCAGAGGCAGCTGTCGGCCGTCAACAAGGCCATGCGCTTCGACGGGGGCAACCTGGGCAGCGCGAAGACCCAGCTCAAGCTCCTCTCCAACCGCGCCGAGGACCTGGGCGCGCAGCTCTCCGTGACCACGCGGGCCTACCACGAGCTGGGAGACATACACGCCACGGGAACGACCATGACCGTGCGCGAGCTCGCCAGCCAGACGGAGAACGCCGGCCTCGCCGCGAGGCAGGCCCTCGACCGCTACAACGCCGTGGACGCGGCCCTTGAGAAGGTCTACTCGTCCATCAACAAGGCCGCGTCGTCAGCCGAGAACTTCGGCAGGGGATTCGACATCAGGAACGAGGAGAACATCGAGTCCACCGCCGAGGCCCTGCGCGACCTCGGCATCATCACCGACTCCGAGTACCAGAGCCTCATCCAGCTGCGCGGCGTGTGGCAGCAGGCCTTCGACGAGAACGAGGCCGCTAAGCAGGTGGCCGAGTTCGAGCGCCTGGACGTCTCGACGCAGACCCTCACCGCCGAGATCGGCGGCCTCGCAAGGCAGATGAACGAGGTCAAGCTCCCGACCGGCGCGAGCGAGTCGTTCGAGTCCACCCGCGCGGCGGTCGAGCGCATCGACAACGCGTCAAAGGTGCTCGCGGACGACCTCAAGGCGGCGGACGAGGCCATGAGGCTCGACCCCACGAGCGTGGAGGCGGCGCAGCGCAAGATGGGCGACCTCGCCCAGCTCTCCGACCTCTCGGCGAGGAAGGCCGAGCTCCTGGGCACGGAGCTCTCGTCGCTCAAGGACAGGGGCATCGACCGCGTGGCCGAGTCCATGGAGAACGTCAACGTATCCGTGGAGCAGGCCAAGGCGAACTACGCCGAGGTCAACTCCGAGCTGTCCAAGGCGAAGGGCGAGCTATCCGAGCTGCTGAGCGCCCAGAGGAAGCTTGAGCAGGCCGGGGACACCTCCTCGGACAACTACAGGTCGCTCTCCGTCGAGATCACGCGCGCCAGCGGCGAGGTCGAGGACCTTGCGGACAGGGCAAAGACCGCCGAGCAGGCCCTTTCGGACGCCTCCGACGCGAAGCGCTTCCAGGAGCTGACGGCCCAGATAAGGGACGCCAAGCAGGCGGCCGACGACTACGCCGGCGCGATGCGCAAGACCGACGATGCGACGGGCGTCACGTGGAGCAACGTGAAGTCCCTCGGCATGACGCTGTCGGCTACGCTCACGCCAGCCATGACGCAGCTCGGCCAGGCGGCGCTCGACTCCGCAGCCGACATCGACAGCGCATACCGCGACATGCGCAAGACCGTCAACGGCACCGAGGGGGACTTCGAGGGTCTGCGCGAGGCAGCAATCGACTTCTCCACCACGCACGTCACCTCAGCCGACCAGATACTTGAGATCCAGGCGATCGGCGGCGAGCTGGGCATCTCAACCGACAACCTCAAGGAGTTCTCCGAGGTCGTCTCCAACATCGACGTTGCCACCGACCTCAACGCCGAGGACGCCGCCGCCGTGCTGGGCCACCTCTCCAACATCACCCGCGACACCGCCGACAACATGCAGGGCTTCTCGGACTCCCTGGTGCGCCTCGGCAACAACGGCGCGTCAACCGAGACCGACATCGCCAACGTGGCCGAGCGCATCGGCTCCATGGGCTCCATCATCGGCATGAGCACGCCAGACATCCTCGCGTGGTCGTCCACCATCGCGTCCACGGGCCAGAACGCCGAGGCTGCGGGCACGGCCATCAGCAAGACCTTCTCGGACATAGAGTCGGCCGTGGCGGGCGGCGGAAGCTCGCTTCAGGCGTTCGCGGACGTGGCGCAGATGAGCGCCGACGACTTCGCCAGCGCGTGGGAGAACGACCCGACGTCCGCCCTCATGGCGTGGATCCGCGGACTGAACCAGGTCGAGGAGAACGGCGGCTCGGCCGACGCGACGCTCGCGGGCCTGAAGATCACGGCGGTGCGCCAGAAGCAGGCCATCATGGGCCTCATGCAGGTCATCGACAAGACCGGCGACGGCGTCTCAAGCCTGACGGACAACCTGCAGATGAGCCGCGACGCGTGGGACGGCGTCTCCGACCAGTGGGGCAACGCGGGAGACGCCGCGAACGAGGCGAACAAGAAGGCCGAGGGCCTGTCGGGCACCCTCTCGCAGCTCGACAACATCGCGCAGAACGCGGGAAGCGCGCTCGGCGACGCCATGCTCCCGGCCCTCCAGCAGTTCCGAGACCTCGCGCAGGGCGCCTACGACGGCTTCATGAAGCTGTCCGACGGCGAGAAGCAGATGGTGGTCTACGCGGGCGGAATCGCCGCAGCCCTCGGCCCCGGCCTGTCCATCATGTCGACCCTGGGCATCAACTTCGACGGGCTGAGGAAGAAGGTGAGCGCGGGGCGCACGGTGTGGAGCAAGCTCGCGAGCGGCGTGGGCGACGCGACGCTCGCGATGGCCGACGAGTCAACGCAGACGCAGATCCTCGCGCAGGCCATGCAGGGCCTCACGACCAAGCAGAAGCTCGCGAACGCCGCGAGCGGCCTCATGACGAAGGGGTTGGGGCTGCTCAAGGCTGGCCTGGCTGGGCTGGCGATAGCCGGCGTCGTCGCCGTCATCGGCGCGCTCGTCGACAAGTTCAAGCAGGCGAGGGAGCACGAGGAGCTTCTGGCGAGGGCCACGCAGACCACCGCCGGCATCCTCGGCGACGCGCAGGGCGCGGCGTCCGGCCTTGGTGACGCTATCGGCTCCATCAAGCCTGACGCGGACGGCGTGCTCCAGTCGATGGCCGACCTCAACGACTCGGTCAGGGACACGTTCACCGAGTACTACAAGAGCACGGCAAAGCTCGACCAGTACGTCTCCGTCATCGACGAGCTGGCGAACAAGAGCAACCTCACGGCGACCGAGCAGTGGAAGCTGGAGCAGGCCGTCAAGGGCTACAACGACGTCACCGGCGAGCAGTACGAGGTCGTGGACAAGGTCAACGGCGTCATCGCCGACCAGAGCGGCACCATCCAGGAGAACACGCAGCAGATAGACGACAACGCCGAGGCGTGGAAGCGCAAGGCGCAGGCCGAGGCCATGAGCAACCTCGCCACGAAGTACATAGAGCAGGAGGCAGAGGCCACCTACAACCTCCAGATGGCCTCCGAGCAGCTGGCACAGAAGAAGCAGAGGCTGAACGAGCTGAACGCGAAGGGCCCGCAGAACGGCGGGACCTGGACCGAGGCCGAGCACCAGGAGGTCATGAAGCTCAACGATGAGATCCCCGAGCTTGAGCAGAACGTCTCGGACCTCACCGCCACGCAGCAGACGGCGGCCAAGGCCCAGGACTACTGGGCCGCGAGGGCCGAGGTTGCTGCGTCAAGCATCTCGGACTCCGCCAAGGATGTCGCCGACGCCATGGTCGACACCCTCAGCGGAATGGACGGGATGGGCGACAAGCTCTCGGAGGTCGGCACAGACCTGGGACAGCTCTCCGTGGCGCTCGCCGACGCCGGGGTCTCGACCGAGGACCTGAACGCCATCGGCAGCGACAACCTCAAGCAGCTGGCGGACGCGTGCGGCGGCAACGTCGACGCCATGGTCTTCTACATCCAGCACTACAACGACACGCCCATCCAGGACAAGGACGGGAACATCAACGTCGACCAGGCGCAGCTCATCGACGCGCAGGGACGCGTGTACACGTGGAACGGCACGGCGATGGTCGACAAGGACGGCAACGTCGCGGTCGAGGACACCGAGCTGACCGACGCGCAGGGCAACCTCTGGACGTGGAACGGGACGGCGCTGCAGAGCAAGGACGGCGCGATCACCATCAGCGAGAACGGCGTCCAGAAGGCCTTCGACGACCGCGACAGCTGGAACTTCGGCGACTGGCTCGACAAGACGGCCACCGCGACCGTGAACATCGTGCGCAACATCGCCGACTTCTTCGGCGGCAACGGCAACGCCGAGGGCGGCATCCGCCCGCACGCGGACGGCGGCGTGCGCCTGCACGCCGGCGGGGCCATCGCCACCCGCGCCGTGCCGCTCGACATCGTTGGCGAGGCCGGTGCCGAGGCCATCGTGCCGCTCACCAACAGGCGCTACAGCCAGCCCTTCGCCGACATCATCGGCGACGCAGTCATTGACCGCCTCTCGAAGCTCTCCGGTGGCGGCGGGACAACCATCAACCAGAGCTTCCAGACGAAGGTCGTTCGCGCCGACAGCGACCTCTACACGGCGGCTCCGATCATCTACAGGGACGCAATGAACGAGGCCAGGAGGGTGATGTAGCTTGCCGCCCACGCGCTTCAGAATCGAGCTGGGCGATGGCGACCGCAGGGTGACCATCCTCAACAGGGCCACCTCGTCCGACTACCCGTGCCTCGCCGTGGACTGGTCGAGCGGGCTTGTCGGATGGTACGGGACGCCAGACGCAAAGGTGTCGCTCACCGAGAGACAGACAAGCGACGGCGCGCACGAGGTGCCCGACGACCAGGTCCTCTACGCGGCGCGAACCGTGACCGTCGGCGTCGTGGCGTTCGGGGACGGGCGCTCGCAGGTCCTCGCCCAGCAGGCGCTGATCGGCTCGCTCTCCGGACGAACGGTGCGCGTGCGCGTGGTCGATGCCACGAGCGACACGTACGCGTACGGATACGCCACGTGCAAGTGGGACGGAGAGAGGAACCACCTGCTCCCGTACCAGCAGGGCACGCTCACGATCGTCTGCCCCGACCCGCGCAGGCTGGCGACCGAGCCGAGCGATGCGTGGCTGCTGCCCGCCCAGGCGCACGGCGGCGGGGTGGGCCTGTCCTACGGCGCGTCCGGGGCGGGCCTCAGATACCCGCTTGACTACGGCGCGGGGGCGACCGACTCAAGGAACTCCGCCACGGTGAGGAACGCGGGCTCCGCGCCCGCCCACCCCGTGGTGACGCTCGAGGGGCCACTCGACGCGGGGGCGACGGTCACCGTATCTGCCGGGGGCTCCACCGCCACGGTGACCGTGGGACGCGCCATCGCGGGCGGGACGTCCGTCACCGTGGACTTCCGCACGAGGACGGCCTCGCAGGGGCGACTCGACGTCACCAGGCAGGTGACGGCCACGGGCTGGGCCCCGGTGCCGGCAGATGGCGAGGCGGCCTGCACGCTCCAGGCGGCCGGTACGGGCTCGGCGCTCGTGCGGGTGAGGGACACCTACATCTAGGAGGAGAGAGTGACCACATCCAACGTGACGGCCCTGGGAATCGCCCAGGACAAGGACGGCAACGGCCTGGACGCCGCGACCCACCGCAAGATAATCCAGTCCAAGTGGACGGGGACGGGCGTGGTCTCCGGCCTCGACTTCAAGCCCGTGGGCGGCATGAGGCTCAGGGTGAACCCTGGCGTGGCCGTGCTCTCCCGCTCGGAGGCAGACGGCTACGTGGAGGCCTACTGGCCCGGCGGCGAGGTGACCATCGACGCGCCTGACGCCAAGGACCGCTACGACGTCGTCTGGATGCGCGCCAACGACGCCGCGCAGGGCGACTCAGACAACCGCGTGGAGGTGGGCGTCACCAAGGGCACGCCCGCCGACAAGCCGACCGTCGAGGACGCCGGCAAGATACCGGACGGCTCCGTCTACCTCGGCGGCGTGTGGGTGGACGCCAACTCCTCCCAGCTCGCGAGCGACTGCTGGGACCGCGAGAGCACGTCCTACACCGTGCCGTCCGGCACCTCGTCCGGCACCGTCGGCATCGCTAGCAACACGTCCAACGCGCGGAAGGTGAGGAAGGGCGAGAGCTGGACGTTCGGCAGCGTCACCTTCCAGGTGCCCGAGGGCGGGCGCTCCTACCTGGCGTTCGCCATGGTCTCCGTGTGGGCCGCCGACTGCGAGACCTACGACTGGATGGGCTCCGGCTACGTGGAGCTGCTTGTGGATGGCACTGTCAACTGCTGCTTCAAGTTCGCGTGCTACCCGGCCGTCACGACGAGTCAGACGTTCACGCTCCCGATCACGCTCAACGAGGGGACGCACACCGTCTCGGCGCGCCTGTGGGGCAGCGGCTCTGACGTCGTGAGCTCCGTGGTCACGCAGTACGAGTCCGGCTACATCCCCGGACAGAAGCTCTTCGTGGTGGACGTGGGGAGGATTCCCGACTGATGTGGCGCATGCACACCTGCGACGTGATGACCGGCGAGCTGCGCCGCCCGATAGGCGTGCCGAGCGCGAGCTGGTCGCTGTCCATATCTGACGCCAGCCTGTCCACGACCAGGGACAAGGGCACGGGCGAGGGCGAGGCGTCCTCCATCACCGTGCCGTGGACGGAGGTCTGGGGGAGCACGGCCCGGGAGCGCGCACGCGAGCTCACGGCGGGCAAGCGCGGCATCGTGCTCGGCTGGGAGGAGGCGGGGGCGTTCCGCCCCGTGGTCTTCGGGGCCATCGGCCAGCGCACCGATACGGCGCTGGACACCTCCTTCTCCCTCGACAGCGTGATGACGCTCCTCTCAAGCCGCTACGTGGTCGAGGAGGGGCACTTCGTGAAGGGCGGCGCGCCCCTCTACCTCCACGACCTCTCGCTGCGGGCGATCGCGGCCAACGTGGGCTGGTACGCCACCGAGGGCAAGCCCGGCGGCTCCCTCCCCATCGACTGGGGCGACTACTACGAGAGAGGCGGGCACGAGCGCACCTACCAGCCCTACAACGTGGGCAACCTCAGCTGCGCGGACGTGTTCGCCAAGATCGCGAACGTCGAGGGCGGCCCCGACCTCACCTTCCGCCCCTACATGGCCGACGCCCACCACGTGCGCCTGCGCTTCCTGGGCGGCTCGGACGCCGACGCCTACGTGGGGCAGGAGCGCGAGTTCGTCCTGCAGTGGTTCCACGGCGCGGGAAGCGTCCACTCCCTCACGGTCGACCACCTCGGCCCCGTGGAGCGCGTTTACGCCACCGGCGCGGGCAGCGAGGAGGAGCAGGACTGCTACCTCGCGGAGGATCTCACCTACTGCCGCCAGGCCGACCCGTGGCCCCTCGTCGAGGAGGCCATGGGCTACACCGACAGCGACGAGCATGGCCTGCTCGTCTCGCACGCGGACGGCAGGCTCCACGCGGACTGGTGGCCCATGTGCCAGGTGACCTGCGAGGTGGACCTGGGCGACCCGCAGGTTCCGCGCCCGGGCGACCTGTGGCCCGGCGACGCGGTGACGCTGCGCGTGGAGGGCTACCCGACCCTTCCCGACGGCGATTACCGCATGCGCCTGATGGAGATGTCCGGCGACCTCGGGACCACCGTCAAGTACAAGTTCGACCCGATGATAGACCCGGCGGAGGCGTAGCGATGGCTATTCACAGGGACATATCACCCGACCTCAGGGGCGCGGCGGCGTGCGTGGCGATGGCCGCGCTCTCCGAGGCCAGAGGGCAGCAGACCGCGCCCAACGGCACGGTGAGCGTGCGCAACGCGGACGGCACCCGCACGGTGATAGGCGCGGGCGCGGGCACCGACGGGACGGGCGCGCCCGTGGGCGTCCGCCAGTTCGTGGGCGACACGACGCCCCCGGGCCGCCCGACGGGGCTCTCGTGGCTCTCCGTGGACGGCACGGTCACCGGCGTGTGGGACGGCACCCTGGAGGGTGGCGTCCCCGCCGACCTCGCCTACGTGGAGCTGCGGGCGGGAGAGACGGTGGTCGGCAGGCTCTCGAGGGCGGGCAGCTGCTCCGCGAGGGCCAAGGTGGGAAGCGAGCTGTCCTGCCTCGCCGTGGCCGTGGACGTCTCCGGCAACGCCTCCGAGGAGTCCGAGGTCACCGCGGTCACGGTGCGCGACCTCGTTGCCGAGGCGTCGGGCGACGCGAACAAGGCGCTCGAGGAGGCCCGCAAGACCGGGCAGATGGCCGTCACCGCCACCAGGGTCGAGTACGCCGCCACGCAGAGCCCCACCGAGCCCCCGGGGGAGGGGGCCGAGTGGTCCGCCACGCCGCCCGCGCCCGCCGGCGGCGCCTACACGTGGATGCGAACGACCGCCACCTACGGGGACGGCCGCTCCGAGACGTCCGAGCCGGTGCGCGTCACGGGAGAGGCGGGCGCCGACGGCGCGAAGGGCGACAAGGGCGACACCGGCCCGCAGGGCGTCTCCGTCAGGTCCGTCACGACCTTCTGGCGCCTCGACGCGTCCAAGCCGCCGACGCCGAGCGGCACCGCAGACCCGAGCGGGTGGTCCACCACCGAGCCGGCGGTGCCGGACGGCTACTCCGGCAAGGAGTGGCGCTGCATCCGCACCGTGCTGTCCGACGGCACGGCCACGTGGACCACGCCCACGGAGGTGGCCTCGTTCGCCTACGCCCACGCGGCGTGGGAGACGGCGGGCGCCGCCATGAGCCAGGCGACGTCGACCAGCGCCACCCTGGACGGCTTCAAGGCCACGGTGGCGTCCAACTACCAGACCAAGGGCGGCATGAGCGCCTACGCCACCTCGACCGAGATGAGGCAGACGGCGGACGGCCTGGCCGCGACCGCCAGCCGCGTGGCGTCCCAGGGCGAGGTCACGGCCGCGGTCGAGCGGCACATGGACTTCTCGGCGGACGGCCTCGTCATATCGGGCGGGGAGTCCGACGGCGGCATGTCGGTCGCGATCATGCCGGACGCCCAGGAGTTCAGGAGCGGCGAGGACGTGGTCATGCGCCTTGACGCCAAGACCCGCAGCGTCGAGGCACAGCGCGTCTCGCTCGGCAGCTACCAGTGGCGCGCCAGCGAGGACGGCAGCCGCGTGTCGCTGATATACGTGGGAGGCGACTGATGGCCTACTCGGAGATGACCACCGTCTGGGGGAGCTACGTCCCCACCGGCACGGGGCAGAACTGGTGCGTCGGCGTGCGCGTCTACGAGGAGACGTCGTGGCGCACGAGCACGCGCTGCTACCTCCGCGTCCAGTGCGTGGCGTGGTCCTCGGGCGCGATGGACGTGCACGCGAACGGCCACGTCACCGCAACCAACGACAGCGACGGCTGGTGGGAGGGGACCTTCTCGAACTCGGCGGGCTCCGAGTTCACCTTCTACCAGTGGGACACCTGGTACGGGCGCGACACGTCCGCGAGGAGCGTCAGCTTCGGCGCCACCTTCAACGTCACGGGCGGCTTCGGCAACGGAAGCAGCTCGGCCACGGCGACCGTCTCGCTCCCCGCGAAGCCGTCCTGGAAGGTCACCTACTCGGCGAACGGCGGCTCCGGCGCGCCCCCGTCCCAGACAAAGTGGGCCGGAGACACCCTGACGCTCTCAAAGACCGTCCCCAGCCGCGCGAACCACGAGTTCCTGGGGTGGGCCACGAGCGCCTCGGGGGCCGTCTCCTACCAGCCCGGCGGCTCCTACGCCACGGACGCGGCGCTGGCGCTCTACGCCGTCTGGCGGCAGACCTACTCGCCGCCCGCCGCCACGCTGGCGGCCATGCGCGTGGCGTCGGCCTCCGCCACGGCGGAGTCCCCGACGGGCGGATACGTGAGGGCGTCGCTGGCGTGGTCGGTGGACGCCTCCACGAACGCGTCCAACGCGGCCAAGTCGGTGACCTGCCGGCACCGCGTCGCGGGCGGCTCCTGGGCGTCCGTGACGCCCTCCGGCGCCACCACGGGCAAGTCCGGCACCGCCGTGGCCGTCTTCCCGGCCGCCACCGCCTCGCCGCACGAGGTCGAGCTCACCGTGACGGACGCCCTGGGCGGCTCCGCCACGCGCTCGGCCACGGTCGGCGCTGCGGCCATACCCATAGACGTGGCCAACCAGGGCAGGGGCGTGGGAATCCTCGCCGCCGCGCCCTCCGAGGGCCTGCGCCTGGGCGGGCTCACGCTCACGGGCGTGGCGTCCTCCTCCGTGGCCAGCCGGCCGCTCTCCGGCCTGCTGCGCCTGCTCGACCTCGCGGCGCTCACCCAGGGGTGGACCTACCTCTGGAAGTCCTCCTCCAGCGCCGAAGACTACGTGCGCTGGCGGATGCTCATGGGCGTGGTTTACCTCGAGGTCTGCCACGTCCCAGGCGTGGGCGCGGGCGGCTGGAAGTGCGGGACGCTGCCCGTCTCGGCGAGGCTCCCGTACGACCTCTACCACCCCATGGTCTGCTGGCGCGAGGACCACACGGCCATGGCGTGGGTCGGCGGCTCCAACGGCACCAACCCCGGCGAGGTCTGGCTCTACAACAACGG